GATATGTGGGAGTTCCAAGAGCAGTTGAAGGATTTATACACGAAAAAAACAGTGGTCAAGTGGCTCGTTTAGTACATTACTTCTAAAATAACACACAATTTACATACATTTTATCTCTAGTAGATAAACATTTTTCTAAAAATTGTTAAAAAAGTTTGGTGGGTAATTCCAATTTTATATATTTGCAACTGAATTAATAACTAAAACAATAAAACTATGGGAAAGATGAAAGAACAATTTATGCAAGAAAGAGAAGAACAAAATCAGAATACTAATCAATTAAATAATAAAATGACAAAAAAAACAATGCAAGAAAAATTACAAAAACAACCAGAAATAGTTGTTGAAACAAGAACTGAGGCTTTAAGAAGGCTTTATAAAGAGAATGGCTTAACTGCTGAAGATGTCTTTAAAGACCCTAGAGGCTTTGTAATCATCACTAGAACAGGTATTGATAAGATTTCTGCTAAGAATGGAATCACTATCGGATATGAAGTAGTAACTATGGATGTAGATAAAGGTATCTGTGTATTGAAGGCAGCAGGAACTATGAAGGTTGGTAATGATGTTAGGAATGTAATGAGCTTTGGTGAAGCATCTCCTGCTAACTTAAATGGTGGTGGTAAGAAATTCCCAGTATCAATGGCTGAGAAAAGAGCAATGAGTAGAGTAGTTCTTAAACTAACAGGATTCTATGAGCAAGGAGTATTTGGTCAGGATGAAATAGTAGATGAGCCTAAGTAATCAGGATATAGATGAACTTTTTGATGGAAAGCCTAGTGAGCTAACATACTCACAATGGCTGACCATTGAAGGGAACATTGACTTCACATCACTAACAACAACAATGAAAGCTGACATTCTGAACAGACTAAATTATTTATCAGAAGAAGAAGCAGAGGAAATAATAACTAAACTATACAACAATAGATATGAAAAAGACCCACAAAAACAATGGCTCAAAATGCACAAAGACGGAGTATTTAGAGATAGAGATTTTTAAGCACTTCCTAGAATCTTTCACTTACATCATATGGAAGAACAAAAGTGTATTAGATTTTGCTACAGAAGATGAGATTATGAGTCTGTTAGATGAGAAACAATTATTAGACTTCTATCACTTTGATAAAACAAGTTTCAAGGTTAGTGTTGATAAGATTGATAAACATATGAATAGAAATGACTAAGAAGTATTCATTAGAAAAGATTAGAAAATCTAGGAATGAGTTTGAAGCACTTTTAAGAATTTATGGTATATCAAATTCAACTCTATGCAAGGTAATAGGAGTAAACTATGCTACCAGTAGAGATTTTATAAAGATACCATCCAACCTTAGATTTATACACGCACACAGATTAGCAGACTTTATAGGCTTAACAGTTCAAGATGTAGTTGATACAATAGTGTACGACTTAAATAAACAATAAACACAATGAAAAGAAGAAGGTTAAAATTTAGCGACTATTACAATAATATAATTATGTCTGAATTGGCAGATATATATGAAGTAGATAAAGATAAGATGTTTCTAGGTAGTAGAAAGAAGAACATTATATTTGCTAAGAGAATGTACATATACATATTAAGAGAGATGTTTGGATTAACTCTAATGGAGATAGCAAGTGTAACCAATTTACATCACTCATCAATAATTCACCACACAAGAAAGTTTAAATTCTTCTACAATAATTATACTGAAGAATCTGAATTGTTTAAAAGAGTAGAGTGTAAAATAATTGAGGTAGAGCTAGATGAGGAAATATTAGGACTAGAAACTAGGCAGCAGAAAATCAAGGATTCATTAACTAAATTATATAAAATTAAAAAACAAAAAAATGACAGACAAGAAAGAGAAGGTTTACTTACCGAGTAGTATCAAGAACATCCCAACAAAGTATGGAGAAATGATGGTTGCTAACTTCAAGTTAGATGAACTACAAAAGAATGCAAAAAATGGTTGGGTATCAATGGTGATTTCAGAGCGTAGAGAGCCATCAGAAAAAGGTGCGACACATTATGCCTATGTAAATGACTTTGAGCCAAAGGAGAGTACTAAGAATGCTCCTAAGCAAGAGTCTAGTAGTGATAGTAGTGATGACTTACCATTCTAAATAAATAATATGAGGGGAGGTGAAATATCCTCCTCTTATTTTAAAAACTATAACACAATGAAAGAACAACCAAACTATTATGCTATCCTGTCTGCTGGGGTTAGATACGATAATAGACTCAAGGCTAATGTTAAGCTCTTATACGCTGAGATAACTGCTCTGTGCAATATGAACGCTGAATGTTTTGCATCTAATAAATACTTTGCAGACCTATACGATAAAGAAAAAGGAACTATTTCTGGATGGATAAGTCAATTAGTTAAGTATGAGTACATTAAGATACGATACACATACAAGGAGGGTACACGAGAAATATCACATAGGTATGTTAAAATAATCGATAAGGGTATGTTAAAAATATCTAAAGACCTATGCGATAAAAATCGAAAGAGTAATACTACAAGTAATAATACTATGAGTATTAATACTACAAAGGGGGGTGTGTTTGTTAAACCTTTAATAATTGATATTAAAAAATATTGTTTAGAAAGAAAAAATTCTGTAGATGCAGAAACATTTTTTGATTTCTATGAAAGTAAAGGATGGTTGATTGGTAAGAACAAAATGAAAAGTTGGAAAGCATGTGTAAGAACTTGGGAGAAAAGCAGAAACAATAACTCTAATACTAACGATAAAACTACAGCACATAGACATGAGAAAGGTCAAGACTATGGGGATGGTTCATTTTAAAAACTAAAACAATGAAAACAAGACAAACATCAATAGACTGCTACAATGAAATTAAAAATTCTAATTTATTAGCTCAAAGAAGATTTGAAACATTTAATGCTATCTTTAAATCCGCTCCCTGCACAAGGCAGGAGGCATTAGAACATACTAATCCTTTTAATGCTTTATCATTAAGTGCTGCAAGGTTTACTGAACTAAGGAGATTAGGAGTTATATATGAAGTTAAAACAAGAGAATGTAGAGTTACAGGAAGAAATGTTATAGAATGGGATTTAACAGATAAACTCCCTATAAAAATAAAAAGTTCTAACACAACAAAGAAGCATAGAGTTAATGATGCTTTAAATTCATTGCGTGAATTATATAAAAATAAAGATATTAATACTAATGAGGATTGGAAAGGCGTTGCTGATTTAATTAAGAATATATAGATTATGAGAACAATAGAAGATACATTTAAGATAGAAAACTTCCTAAAGCCTAAGATGTATAATAGGTTTAAGTTAGGAGATAAACAAGAACTCAAAGAAATGTTTATTAAGGCATTTAAGCATTACGATAGAACGATTGATGTGTATGAACATCTTGATTCTTATGATGAGATAATAGATTGGTTATCAGATACTAAAGGCAGAGGTTTAATGTTAATGGGTGAGTGTGGTTTAGGTAAATCAACTATCCTCAACTATGTTATCCCTGCAATCTTTAGAACAAAAACAAATAAGCTACTTACCAGTACACCTGCTAAAGAACTAAAAGAGATTGAAAGAAGTAATGCCTCTTTTATTATTATTGATGATTTAGGTACTGAGAGTATTAAGAATGATTATGGTACTAAGATAGATGCAGTTGCTGATGCTATTTCATATGCTGAAGATAGTTCAAAGACATTGCTTATAACTACTAATTTAGCATCAAAAGCATTAAAGGAAAGATATGATGATAGAACTTTAGATAGATTAAGGAAGTGTAAAGTGGTGGTAATCAAGGGTAAAAGTTTTAGAAACTAATTACTATAAAATTGAATTATTTTTATATATTTGTACAATGAAAAAAACAGATGAAGAGAAGAGAGAGAGGTTTAGTGTACCTAAAGTTATAAATACTGACTTAACATACTATATGCAGTTTGGGTGGAAAAGATTGAATGACAGAAACAATAAACAAAACGAAGAAAAAAAATATTCTATGAATGTTTATAGTGATAAATTTCCACCACAAGAAGACTAATGATAAATACTCAGGAAATAATTAATAATAAATAAAGGGTAAGACCTAAAAGGCTTTTAATTTTTCAGACCTGAGTAGTAGAGGGGGGGTGTGGTTACCTCCCCAATACAGCTAAAACAATTAATATGAAAGAAGAAAGAACATACAAAACAATTAAGTGGATATTGAAAGACAATATCAAAAAGAATGTAAGGTCTTTATGGACTTGGAAAGATGATAACTTTACAATGATATATGAGAATTATTCAGGAGATGATAGAATATATACCTCAAGTCAATTATTAAAAATCTTAACAAAATGATGATATTTAAAATAACGCTTTGTGTAATAATATTTGTACTTGTTATGATTATCTTTATGAGTATTGTAGAAGGTAAGATAAGAGATAGACAAAATGAAAAGATTATATGGAGGATAGAGAATATCGATAAGAGAGATAAGGTGGTAACTAGAACTGGTGGACTAGCACACGATAGAAACAGAACTTACAGTGAAATACAAAATCAAAATGACAAAAAAACACAATAAACTTTATTACGAGCAAGGTAGAAATGGATATACTGTGAGTGATACAATAAATCCTAAGATGCTATTAAGTAAGGTTGAGTTAGACTACAGTAAAGATAAGATACCTAATTATTACATTGGTAAAGTGTATGGTTATGAGGCTCGTAAAGTAATTGAAGATTTTGATTTATCATACAATATTGGTACTGCCACTACATATTTGCTCAGAGCAAAAAGGAAGCATAATACAAGTGTTGAATGCATACAGAAGGCAATCAATCATCTTGAGTTTGAATTAGATAAGATTAAAAATGAAGAAACCGATATTTAGAGTATTTATATCGTATGAGATTAAGAATAAAGGTGCTGTAACTAGGAAGGTTACTACTGGTATATTAGATACATTTGCTTTAACCCTTAACATAGAGGAAATAAAGAACGACCAAGAACTGATAGATAGAATATGTTACTTAAATAAAAAGAAGCTAAACAAAGTAGACATCACTATAACAAGTGTTGATGTTGAAAACCAATATGGTGAAACTGTTGATAGGTTCTTTGATGAATATTAAATTATGCCAAAGATAAGAAAGATAAAAGTAGGTGATAGGAAAGACTTAAGAGGTGGAGGTTACTCAAGAAGAAAGTTTACTGTTGCTGAAGCTGATGCAATAAGACTAGAGTTTAATACTGGTACTGATAAGATAACTATCTCTGCTATGGCTAGGAAGTACGAAGTATCACAACCATTAATGTATCAACTACTCAAAGGTACTACCTATACTGATAAAGTAAAGGGGACTAAGGGGGTAGGGGGTAAGGGGAGTATAGGGGACAGAGGATAGACTATGGCAATGAAACAAGAAGCAAGAGTACAATCAGCATTCTGTACCTACATACAATTTAGTTATCCATCTGTTAGGTACTGTGCATCTCTAGGTGGTATAAGAACATCAATGACTCAGGCTATAATGGCTAAGAAGACTGGATACGTTAAAGGCTTTCCTGATATGCAGATATGTAAGGTCAATAGCGAGTATGCAGGGCTGTTCTTAGAGATTAAAGCTGATAAGACTTGCTATCCATCCAAAGAACAAAAACAATGGGTAGCTGACCTTAATGAAGCAGGTTACTTTGCCAAAGTAGTTAAAGGATTAGAAGAATGTATGGATGTCCTTGATTGGTATATGAAAATAAAATAATTTTCTAAAAAACTTTTACAAAAACTTTTCTTAAAGATTTCTGAAACTGCCGTTGAAACTGCCCTGAAACTGCTGAAACTGCTGAAACTGCTAGGGTTGTAGGGTATAAAAAAAAATAGAAAAAAATTTCATTAGTTTCTTTTAGTTACTGTTATTAGTTACTTATAGTTACTATTAATAGTATCTTTTAGTAACTATCATTAGTATGTTTTAGTAACCAGATTAAAAATAATTTCTTTTTTATGTTGTTATGTAAAAAAAATTGTTATCACGTACGTCCGTTCTATTACTTAAAAAGGAATATCATAAAACCAGCACCAGCACCACCAGAACCACAAAACCACCACCAGCCACCAAAAAAGAGGCAAAAAAAGAGCATTAAAAAAACAATAAATTAAAAAAACTTTCAAAAAAAGTACTTTTTAACCTAGTAAAAGAAAATAAAAGTTTTGCACATTGTTTTGCACATTGTTAAAATTTAAGTTACTTTTACAGTACATTAATCACTAAAACTTTAAAGATGAAAAATACAGAAACAATACAAAACCTAAGAACTCAAATTTCTAACCTTGAATTAATGAAAGCTGACAATTCTCCATTAAGTGCTAATTACTCAAATGAATTATTTTTGTACATATGCGACAGATTTACTTCATTAAATAGGCAATTAAAAGACGCTATATTAATAAACCCAAATAAATAAAATTATGAAAAAAGAAACTTATCCTAAGTACATCACAAAAGTAAACATTAAACCAAAATACACGATAGGAGAAAATATTTTGTTTTACATCTTATCATTTGCGACGCTTTACGGCTTAATTTACGCCCTTTGTATGACACTAACCCTAATTGATTTAATAACACTTTAAAACTAACTAAAAACACTTTAAACAATGGACACAAATAAAACAAAATATATATTGAAAGACAATTTAAATACTTATATTTCAATACATAATACAGAAGACGAAGTATTTGACAAATTAAAACAATTTAGCAAAAAATTTAAAGATGGCTTTTCAACTTATGGGGATTCTTTTGATTATGAGACAGGTAAAAGCAAGCCAATATATGAAGATAGCGCAATATTTACAATACCAGAAGAATTAAAAAAACAATATAACAATAAAGATTATATTACTTATCACTTTTTTAAATTTGATTTAAAAACAAATAAAATAATTTCTTTATATTAATTAATTAACTAAAAACACTTTAAACAATGGACACAGAAACAAAAAACGAACAAGAGCAAGAAAATCAATTTATTTGTGGTTCTTGTGGTGAGTATTGCAAGGAATACACCTACAACAAAGCAACAGACACTGACGAATGTAAAAGATGCAAAGAATATAATAAACCAACTAAAACACTTTAAAAATGAACCTAGACACTACAAACCTAAACCCAATTAACTTTGAAGGCAAAGAGTCGGAACGCTGTACGCTTTGCGATAATGATTTAACACTTGAGGAAGTAACAGAGCAGGACAACAACAACAAATATTGTAATGAATGTTTTTTTTCCTGTTGCGGTGATGAACTCGACCAAGAGACTCGCATGTGTCCAACTTGCAAAGAGCATAATTAAAAATAATTAATAATTTTAAACTTTATACAATGACTACAAAAACACAAATTACAACCAGCAATACTGAGGAATTAATTTACTCAATGCTTACAGAAAACACAGGGACTCATATGTTAGATTCTGGAGGGGATAACGGCAGAATGTGGCAGAGGAACGCGAATAAATGCCTTCAGGACTTCGCAGATGAATCAGCAGAGGTTTACCAATATGACACCAAATATAATGAGATACACCGCACAGTGTCAGTATTTCATTACCTGACCAATAATTTAGAGATTGACACAATAGCCTTTAATTTTAACGAACTAAACACAAATCCGAAAGATTGGGACGCAGACTGTAAAGAAAACAACGTTTATTTATCTGGTGTTAGCGTAAATGCTTGGCTTGACTTAGTGAGTAGTAATGAAGTTGAAGTTTCCAGAAGTTGGAACACCTACAATGGCGATTCTGATTTGTCGCAAATATTACAGGGTGCGAACTTAACTATTAATGATGAACATTATGTTTTAATACAAATACATGGGGGAGCAGATGCAAGGGGAGGTTATACAGACGCTAAATTGTTTAAATGTGGCGACCACATGGACGGAATGATACATGAATATTTAAGAGAATACTCCGACGTAATGGAGGAGCTAGAGTACATTGAATCAATGGTGGACTACTGGGACGAATCTATTATATACACAGGTAAAAAACTAGAGTTAATAAAACTAAAATTAAACGAATAGAGCTCAATTTTTTTAACACTTAACACATTGAACATTAAACACTTAAAAATTACATAAAATGACTACAACAATAGATAAAACAGCAGCCAAAGAATTAATAAAAGAAAGTAAGGGCTTAATCTTTGCGGCTACATTTACAAAGAAAGACGGCACGCATAGAATAATGAACGCCAGACTTAAGAAGTACATATCTAAAACAGGCAGAGCAGCACCATATAAGGCAGAAAATTATAATTTGATACCTTTGTATGATATGAGAAAGAAAGCCTTTAGAATGCTAAATATAAATACTCTACTTACTTTGTCAATTAATAAAACTAAATACATAATAAAATAATGAAAGGAGAATTAAAACCAACAGAATTCACAAATACTTTTTACTTAATACTTTTCGTATTGGCTTTAATATTTGGATAGACAAACACTTAATAAAATAACTAATAAAACATAATAAAATGAATGAACTACTTAACAAATTAAACACAATGCAAAGCCAACACATACAAGAATTAGAAAAAAGAATTGAAAAACTATTGAAACAATTAAACGAAATACAAAAAGATAATATAAAAGCCAAAGAATTTATAAAAGAATAGACACAAATACAACCAATAAACACAATAAAAGCCTATTAGTTTAGGTTTTTTTTATGCTTAAATTTTAATAAAGTAGTGTTAATTAAGTTTAAAATAGTAGTGATTGAGCTACTTTTTTCTGTCTTTACATACATAAACAAGCCTAAAACCCAAACTAAAACCAGTTTAAGTTCAGTTCCTGTCATGATTTAGGTCATTATTGTCATGATTTTAGTCATTAAGCTATGCAAAAGGATTAAAAAGGGTTGATATTTGGATTCCGTAAACCAAAGCCCAAAGACTCTTTAAGCCAACACACCCACACACTCAGATTACAAGTTCAATTTTATAAAAGGTATGTATTACTTAAACATCTATTTACAAAGAGTTATATACTTTGCGATATGAGCAATGATGTTTACTATAAGGCGTGGTGATTATGAGAACATACTACTCTGTTACTATGGTGCTTTGTATTGAGCAGACTTCTTTTGAATTATATATAGGTTCTTATAAGAGGCACGAAGATAGTGTTTGAATATTAAATACTTTCACAGTTTTCGTACAATAACGGCATATAGGGTAAAATGTTAAAAGATAAGTTAAATATAGGGCTAAATAGTTACAATAAAACTAGAGAAGTTCAATTTTATATCTTTATTATGAATAGAGTTTAAAATATTATTGTATATTGGCAATCTAAACGAATAATGATGGAAGAACAAGAAAACAAGGTAGTAGGTAGTGAGGCAATGAAGAAGCGACCTAACAACATTGATGAGAACTTTAATAAAACAGCAAAGTCTTTATTACCTAAGAATAATGAAACAAGACAATTAGCTAAGATGACTAGGAAGTCTTTAGCTTATGCATTAGAAGGACAGCCTGTAAAGATTAAGATGGCTTTAGATATATTGTTTGATGAAGACCCTCGTGCATACATAGATGCAATAGCTAAACTAATGAACTATGCAATGCCTAAATTATCATCAACAGAAATAAAAAGGGATTCAGAAACTAAGATTGAGATTAACTTAAACGAAGGAGCAACACTTGAAGATATTAAAAGACAGATTAGAGGGCTTGAAGATGCAGAAGATATTGACTATACCGAATTAGATGAATAAAAAAGCATTACTTAAGTTTGCATTAGAAAAGAAACTATGTGAGATGAGTTTCTATGAGTTCTTTAAAGCAGCTTGGATTGTAGTAGAACCTGCAGTACCATTATCAACTAATTGGCATCATAAGTATATATGCGACTTACTTCAGGAAGAATGT